GATCGGCCTAAATCAGAACTTGCTTATAGAGTACCTGCGTCTAAGTTTACTAGAAAGAAGATCACAACAAACGAAAAACTTGAAGATATACAAGGACTAGATACAACTATAGACTGGAAGAACACAGGTGATAATAGTTATGATGGTGAAAAACTAAAACTACTAGTGCATGATGAAAGTGGTAAATGGGAAAGACCTGATAATATTTTAAATAACTGGAGGGTTACAAAAACATGTTTACGATTAGGTAGTAGAATTATAGGTAAATGTATGATGGGCTCAACTTCAAATTCATTAGATAAAGGTGGAGACAATTTTAAAAAACTATACAACTCGTCAGATGTCACTAAAAGAAATAGAAATGGCCAAACAAAGTCTGGTCTCTATTCTTTGTTTATCCCAATGGAATGGAACTATGAAGGTTTTATTGACGAGTACGGAATTCCTGTATTTGACACGCCTGATAGCGACGTCTTCGATCCCCAAGGAGAGTTAATAGACATAGGTGTTGTAGAAAATTGGCAAAATGAAGCTGATGGTTTAAAAGGTGATCAAGATGCTTTAAACGAATTTTACAGACAATTCCCAAGAACTACAGAGCACGCGTTTAGAGACGAAACAAAAAACAGTATATTTAATCTTGTAAAAATATACGAACAAATAGATTACAACGAAGAAATGACTAGAACACTAGGTGTTTCAATAGGTAATTTTCAATGGGTTAATGGTATAAAAGATTCAAATGTAATATTTTATCCAGATCCAAAAGGTAGATTTAAAGTAAGCTGGGTACCACCTCAAGAATTACAAAACAAAGTTGTAATTAAAAATGGTATAAAACACCCAGGTAACGAACATATGGGTGCTTTTGGTTGCGATAGCTACGATATATCAGGTACCGTCGATGGCGTCGGCTCTAAAGGTGCACTCCATGGATTAACTAGGTTTAGCATGGAGGACGCTCCTGCTAGCCAGTTCTTCTTAGAATACTTAGCTAGACCACAAACTGCAGAGATATTCTTTGAAGACGTTCTAATGGCGTTAGTATTTTACGGGATGCCTATATTAGCAGAGAACAACAAACCTCGTTTATTGTATTATTTAAAAAGACGTGGCTATAGAGGTTTTAGTATGAATAGACCTGATAAAATATGGAACAAGTTGTCTGTGGCTGAAAAAGAAGTAGGTGGTATGCCAAACTCAAGTGAAGATATTAAACAAGCCCACGCTGCTGCTATTGAAATGTATATACAAGATAATGTTGGTTTACTGAAAGACGGTAGTATTGGTAGTTGTTATTTTAACGAACTACTAAATGACTGGGCTGGTTTTGATATAAACAAAAGAACAAAGCACGATGCTTCTATTAGTTCTGGATTAGCTATAATGGCTAACAATAGACATCTTTATAGACCAAACGCACCAATACAAAAACCTCAACTAAACATAAGTATTGCTAAATACACAAATAAAGGCAACACATCTAAATTAATCAAAAAATAAATATGGCAGAGTCTGTTATAAAAAGTTATTTTCCAAGTCAAGTTGTAAGCGATGCTGAAAAGATAAGCTACGATTACGGTTTAAAAGTTGCTAAAGCAATAGAAACAGAGTGGTTTTTCCAAGACAGTAACCATTCAAGATACGCTAGTAACAAAAACAATTTCCATAATCTAAGACTATACGCTAGAGGAGAGCAATCAGTACAAAAATACAAAGACGAATTATCTATAAACGGTGACTTGTCTTATCTTAATTTAGACTGGACACCTGTGCCTATTATACCTAAGTTTGTAGATATTGTTGTTAATGGTTTAGCTGATAGAATGTACGATATAAAAGCATACTCACAAGATCCTTACGGTGTTACTCAAAGAACAGAGTATATGGAGGCTTTGTTAGAGGATATAAACATGAAAACTTACAATGATTTTGTTAACTCTACTTTTAATGTAGATGTTTCAAATTCAGATCAAGAAACACTACCTGCAAATGAAGAAGAGCTAGCATTACACATGCAGTTAACATATAAGCAAGGAGTTGAAATTGCTGAAGAACAAGCGTTAAATGTTTTGTTTACTGGTAATAATTACGAATTAATTAAAAAACGTTATTACTATGACCTTACGGTTTTAGGTATAGGTGCTGTAAAAACAAACTTTAACACTTCTGAAGGTGTAACAATAGATTATGTTGATCCAGCTGACTTAGTCTACTCTTATACTGAGTCACCATATTTTGATGATATATACTATGTTGGTGAGGTTAAAATGATACCAATAAATGAACTAGCAAAACAATTTCCACACTTAGACCACGAAGACTTAGAAGACGTGGTAAAAAATAAAAACTATAGTCAAACAAACTATTCTAGTGGAACTAACGAATCAGACAACAACAAGGTTCAAGTTTTATATTTTAATTATAAAACATATATGAACGAGGTTTACAAAGTGAAAGAAACTGGTAGCGGTGCTGAAAAAGCTATAGAAAAAGATGATACGTTTGAACCACCAGCAGAAGCTGTTGATTACTCTAGATTACAAAGAAGCATAGAAACTTTATATGAAGGAGCTTTAATTCTTGGTACAAACAAACTGCTTAAATGGGAAATGTCTAGAAACATGATGAGACCTAAAAGTGATTTTACTAAAGTAAAAATGAACTATTCTATAGTTGCACCAAGAATATATAAAGGTAAAATAGAAAGTTTAGTGAGACGTGTAACTGGTTTTGCTGACATGATACAACTTACGCATTTAAAAATTCAACAAGTACTAGCTAGAATGGTACCAGATGGTGTTTACTTAGATGCTGATGGTTTAGCTGAAATAGATTTAGGTAACGGAACAAACTACAGCCCACAAGAAGCTTTAAATATGTTTTTTCAAACTGGTTCCGTAATAGGAAGAAGCTTTACATCAGAAGGCGAAATGAATCCTGGTAAAGTACCAATACAAGAAATACAGTCAGGTTCTGGAGGTCAAAAATTACAATCACTTATAGGTAATTACAATTACTACCTACAAATGATAAGAGATACTACTGGTCTTAATGAAGCTAGAGACGGTAGTATGCCAGATAAAAATGCTTTGGTTGGAGTACAAAAACTAGCAGCGGCTAATTCAAACACAGCAACAAGACATATATTACAGTCTGGTTTGTTTTTAACCTCTCAAGTTGCAGAGTGTTTATCACTTAGAATATCTGATATACTAGAATACTCTCCAACAAAAGATGCTTTTATACAACAAATTGGAGCTCACAATGTTGCTACGTTAGATGAAATGGCTAACTTACATTTATATGATTTTGGTATATTTATAGAGCTACAACCTGATGAAGAAGAAAAAGGTTTGTTAGAAAATAACATACAAGTTGCTTTAGCACAACAAAGTATAAACTTAGAAGATGCTATTGACATTAGAGAGATTAAAAATTTAAAATTAGCAAATCAACTGTTAAAACTTAGAAGATCTAAAAAAGAAGAAAGAGATCAAGAGATAAACGAAAGAAATATTCAAGCACAAGCTGAGGCAAACGCACAGACACAGCAAGTTGCAGCTCAGGCGGAAATACAAAAAAATGATGCTATAGTACAGTCAAAAGCAAGTTTAGCTCAAATAGAAATGCAACTAAGTCTACAAAAACTTCAAGCCGAAGGCGCTCTTAAAAAAGAGTTAATGGAACAAGAGTTTCAATACAACATGGAACTTAGAAAAATAGACAACGAGACTGTTAATGGTAAAGACAAAATGAAAGAAGATCGTAAAGATGAAAGAACAAGAATTCAAGCAACTCAGCAAAGTGAGATGATTGATCAAAGAAATAGTACAAAAGCACCTAAAAACTTTGAGTCCGCAGGTAATGATAGTATAGGCGGAGGTTTTGATTTAGGTGGTTTTGATCCTAGATAACAATTATTAACTATTATTATATTATATTATGGCAAAAAAGAAAAAAGAAGTAACCGAAGAGGTTACAAAAGTAGACTTATCTAACAAGGCAGAAGCTACAGATAACGTCACAAAAGTAAACTTAGACGAACCAATAAAACCAAAAGAAGAAAATGAAACCAAAGAAGTTAAAGAAAGTAACGCTGACGACAGCGGAGTGGTTAGAGTCGATGAAAATGCCGATGCCACACAAGAACAAAAAGAAGTATCAGAGAAAACCGAAACACAGGAAGATCAGCCAGTACTAGA